ATACAAGTAGATGTAGTATTAGGTGACCTTATAGAGATAGGAGAGCATAGGTTGCTTTGTGGTGATAGTACTGATAGAGACCAAGTGGATAAGTTAATGAATGGAGATAAAGCGGATTTAGGATTAACAGACCCGCCTTACAATATTGGATATAAGTATGAATCACACAAAGACGATATGTCAAGTGATGAATACAATGATTTTATTATTGGATATGTAAATAATTTAATACTTTTTTCTGATAAACAAATTATTACAAGCGGAAAACAAAACGTCGGTTATTATTATAGAAATTTTGATATTACAGAGTTTGCAGTATGGTACGCTAAAAATAAAATGTCAGGTAGTAAAATAGCAAATTTAGGACTATGTGAGCCAATACTTTTTATAGGAAAATTTAACCGAAACTCAAGACCTACAGATATGTTTGAGTACAACGTTAAGCAACAAAAAGACACAGGAGGTCATTCGTGTCCTAAAGTAATGGAGTTTTTTAATGACTTGTTAAATAGGTATTCAAAAAAATTGATACTTGATTTATTTTTAGGAAGCGGAACAACAATGGTAGCAGCACACCAACTTAAACGAAAATGTTACGGAATGGAACTTGACCCTAAGTATTGCCAAGTAATAATTGACCGAATGCACAAACTTGATTCATCATTAATAATTAAAATCAATGGACAAGAATATACTCCGAATGTCGATGAATGAAAGGTTTAAATATATAAACGAACAGAAAAAAATAAAATATAATGAAGCAACAAAATCCCACATTAAAAAAAGCGATGATCAAAGCATTGGAGCAATCACTGGGTATTGTAACAACGGCGGCGAAGATTGCCGGGATAGATAGATCAACGCATTACGAATGGCTTAAGACCGACGAAGATTACAATCAGAAGGTGATCGACTTGGAAAATGTTACTTTGGATTTCGCCGAGAGCCAACTGCATAAGCAAGTGAAAGAGGGCAATACAACGGCAACAATATTCCTATTGAAAACCAAAGGGAAAAAGCGCGGGTACATCGAACGACAAGAGATCCATATGGATGGCGCAATTGAATCTAAAGTTATCGAATGGACACCGGCAAAAGAGGGATAAAAGAGTTTTGCAATATCCAGTTTTATCAAACGCTGAATTCTAAAAAGCGTATTAAGGTGCATCAAGGCGGCACGCGATCCGGTAAGACTTATGCCATCGTCCAGTACTTAATCTACAAAATAACAACGGCACAAGAGCCATTGACCATATCGGTAGTGCGGAAAACATTACCGGCGTTGCGGCGTTCGGTGATGAGGGATTTTATAAACGTCGCAGATAAAATCGGCATTTATTATTTAGGTGAGCATAACAAGAGCGAAAATATATTCCGATACAATGGCCATACCATTGAATTTTTAAGCACAGACGAGCCGCAAAAGATACGCGGGGCAAAGCGTGATATCTGTTTTATCAATGAGGGCAACGAGTTAAATTACGAGGATTTCCGCCAATTGTCAATGCGGACAACAAGCGAGATGATCATCGACTTTAATCCATCGGACCCGGTGCATTGGCTTTACGATGAAATTATTGATCGAGAGGACTGCGATTTATTTATTACAACATACAAAGACAATAGATTTTTGCCATCGGAGTTGGTCAAGGAGATTGAGCGCATCAAAGACCGCGACCCGGATTATTGGTTGGTATATGGCCAGGGGCAACGCGCGGTATTTAACGACCGCCAAATATTTAAAGGATGGCAATACATTCCATTGGCAGATTTCCCAGAGTTTGATGATACGATTATAGGCATTGACTTTGGGTTTTCCAATGATCCTTGCTCGATTATCGAAATTTCAAGAGTGCGCGATAAAATATATATCAATGAGTTATGTTATCGCAAAGGGATGACCAACAGAGATATCGCCGAATTTTTAAAGTCAATAGGCAAAAACGAGGTGTTGGCTTATTGTGATTCAGCAGAGCCAAAGAGCATCGAGGAGCTGCGCCAAATGGATGTCTGGGCTAAGGGGGCAACCAAAGGATCCGGATCTATTAACGCCGGGATATCGCTTTTAAAAGAGTTTGAGATTATTGTAAGCAACGAGAGCAGCAATATAAAAAGAGAGCAACAAACGTATTTCTGGCAACAACTCAAAGATGAAACCATTATAAACAAAGCGACCGATAAAAATAACCACGCAATGGATGCGATCCGATATGCCGTTTATTCCACATATCGCAAACGAAATGATTTTTTCGTTATATAGTAAACAATTTTTAATTTTGTATTTTTACGAAAATTTTCATATCACCGCACAATATGGCATCACTAATTGACCGGCTAAAATTTCTTGTTTCAAAAAACGCCCAACAAACCGCACCGCAATACAATCGAGCCATCTACAATTGGCTTGGGGAATCCATAGTTTGGAACCCGGAAAACGACGATTCGTATATTACCGAGGGGTATCGAAAGAACGCAACAGTTTATTCGCTGATCAATATCATCACCAAGGCCGCGACAACAATACCATTTCAAGTATATGAGGTGCAGAACCAAAACGATTACAAGCGTTATAAATCAATAACGAGCAACGGATTTGACCCGAGCATTATGCAAAAGGCGGCACTATTAAAAAACCGATCCTTGGTTGAATTAAACGATACGCCATTGCATCAGTTGTTAGATCGGCCAAACGCGGCGCAATCTTATTCCGCTTGGCTTACTGAGTTGATTGCCTTTGGTAAATTAACCGGCAACCGATATATTTATGGTATTGGTCCAGATACGGGAATGAACGCATCGAAATATACCGAGATGTATGTAATGCCATCGCAGATAATGGAGATTGTATCCGGAGGTATTATGCAACCGGTTCAGAAGTATAAGATCGAATATAACGGCACTTATGAAATCCCGGCGGCGGATATATGCCACATAAAAGACTTTAATCCTTATTACGATGGGACTGGATCACATTTATACGGGCAATCACCATTGAGAGCCGGATTAAGAATGTTGACAACAAACAACGAGGCGGTGCAGACCGGAGTAAAGTATTTACAGAACCAAACGGCCAGAGGGTTGTTGATGGCAGACGAGGGCGATTTAAACGAGGTCCAAGCGCAGCAATTAAAGGATAAGTTCAAGCAACAATTCCAAGGTTCAAACAACGCCGGAGATGTGATCATTACGCCTAAGAAATTATCTTGGGTTAATTTTGGATTGAACGCCACAGATTTATCATTGATTGAGCAATATAATGCATCTGTAAAAGATTTGTGTAATATTTACAATGTGCCGGTCCAGCTATTGAACAACACAGATTCCGCGACTTACAACAATATGAAGGAAGCCAAAAAGGCATTATACCAAAATGCGGTTATTCCCGAATTAATAATGGTGCGCGATGAGTTGAACCGATGGTTGTCTCCGCAATACGGGCCAAACATAAAAATAGATTTCGATTTCTCTATGATTCCAGAGATGGCAGAGGATAGCGATAAAATGGTTGACCAGTTGTCCAAGGCGTGGTGGATTACGCCAAACGAAAAGCGCGAGATTATGTCTTACGGCGTTGATCAAGAAAGCGAACGCCTCAATGATTATTTTATACCGGCAAACTTAATCCCAATGAAAGCCGCCGAGATGGATATGGATATGGTAATGGATGCGCCAATAAATGTTGATGTGTCGAAGTTTATGAGCCAAAAAGCGGTTGAGCCGTTAGAATCAAAAAAGGATTTGTTTAATACAATTGAGGCGGCCGAGGCCAAAGCGGTTAAGATGGGCGGAACGGGACACCACAAAATTGGCGGATATTATATGCCGTTTAATTTACATCAAGATTATGTTGAGGCCAAAGCCAAATCAATTGATTAAAAAACAATTCGACAAGGATAAATGGCAGCGATCCTTTGAAAATCAAATGGTTATTGCAGAGCGTAATAATATCGCCAAAGTCAAAAGGTATTACCGCGACAATTACAACAAAGGCATCGATTCTTTTGTTAGTGAGGGGCAAACCAATTTCCAATTATTATTCCCGACTGAGCAATTATCAAAGATGTACCGCGAGATTTATGCAGACATCGGCTTGCAGTTTGCCAATTGGTATGGTAAAAATTACGAGAGTTTAATCAGCAAAGCATTTAACCCGGCGGAGTATCGATTGCAATGGGAGGCATCGTTTGCGGCGTTAGGATCGGCAGTTGGAGCGCAAAGGGTTACATTAGTAAAGGGAACGGCTTTAAAAACATTACAACGCATTACTCAAGGTCTTTTATCCGATCCGGAGTTTATGGCATTAGGCACAGCACAAAAGGCGCGGATATTACGCAACCAATTTAATGCATATTCTCAGTATCAAGCCGAGCGACTGGTCCGCACAGAATCAACAAATGCGGCAAATTTCGCAATCGGTCAATCAGCAAAAACAATATTTCCGGCAGAGGTATTAATGAAAGAATGGATCGCTTCTTTTGATGATAGGGTGAGAGATACCCATTCGGAGGCCGGAGCAAGTGAGCCAATAAAAGAAAACGAGTATTTTATGGTAGGCGGCAATATGATGATGTATCCTGGCGATCCCGGTGGTGGTGCTGCCGAGGTTGTAAATTGCCGGTGCAGCGTTGCATATTTCCCGGCCGCGCCAGTTGAGGTTGAGGGCGATTATACCGATATTGGATTTGGTATTGGAGGCGGAAGTTTTATTGGAATTTAATAAAATCAAAAAATATTATCTTTACAAAAAATAAATTATGAGT